AGAATTAGCAAAGACTTATCTTCTTGGATTTCGAACGAGCAAAGATCTTTACAGAAAAAGATCGCTGCCCTCCGAGGAACTAAATATGACGAAAATGCCGATAAGGTTAAAGAGCAACAGCAAAAGAAGAGAGACAAAGAAGTGAATTCTAGAGCTGATGCGATTTATAAAAGTAAGACCAAAAAGAAATAGGAGAAGTTATGGGTTATGATTTTAGTGGCTATGCCACAAAGAATGACCTAACTTGCGGAGACGGTCGTATCATCCGCAAGGACGCGTTTAAGGATTGCGACGGTAAGACTGTCCCGCTGGTGTGGCATCACATCCATAATGATCCTATGAACGTGCTAGGTCATGCCGACCTCGAGAACCGTGACGATGGCGTTTATGCTTATTGTTCGTTTAACGATACTCCTCAAGGTCAAAATGCGAAGGCTTTAGTTCAGCATGGAGACGTCACTTCGATGTCTATTTACGCGAACAAGCTTAAGCAGCAGGGCAACAACGTCCTTCACGGAATGATTCGCGAGGTCAGTCTCGTTCTTGCTGGGGCGAATCCTGGCGCGCTGATTGATCCGCTTAGCATTGCCCATGAAGATGGTAGTCTGAGCGAACTCGAGGACGAGGCCATCATTCATACGGGCCTCACCTTTGAGCTTGCGAAGGACAAGCCTGAATTAGAGGATGTTGTGAGTCACGCAGATGACGAAAAGGAGGACGACGTGGCAGGTAAGGAAAAGACTGTTCAGGATGTCATCGATTCTATGACCGAAGAGCAGAAGAACGTTATGTATTACATGGTTGGCCAGGCTCTCGAGGACGAGGGCGCCGACGATAGCGACGATGCAGAGCATTCTGATATGGAGGACGATATGCACCGCAATGTTTTTGACCAGACCGCTGACGACACCGAGACTCTGAGCCACGATGCAATGAACGAGATTCTTGCCGAGGCTCCTCGCATCGGTAACCTCAAGGACGCGTTCCTTGAGCACGGCATCGAGAACCTCGAGATTCTGTTCCCTGAGGCTCGCAACATTGATAACACCCCGACTTGGATTAAGCGTGAGACTGGTTGGGTCAGCGCTTGGTGGGGCGCTCTGAAGAAGACCCCGTTCAGCCGCATCAAGTCTCGTACGGCTAACATCACCGAGTACGAGGCCCGTGCCCGTGGCTACGTCAAGGGCAACCAGAAGATTGAGGAGTTCTTCTCTCTGGCGGCTCGTACCACCACTCCGACCACGGTGTACAAGCTCCAGAAGCTTGACCGCGACGACATCATCGACATTGTCGACATGGACGTTGTGGCTTGGATGAAGGGCGAGATGCGTATGATGCTCGAGGAGGAGCTTGCTGTGGCAACCCTCATCGGCGACGGCCGTCCCGCAAACGACGTCTCCAAGATTAACGAGCAGAACATTCGTCCTATCTACCATGATGACGACCTCTACTGCATCCACAAGCTGGTAACCATTCCCACTTCCGCTACGTACGTGCAGATTGCTGATGCTCTCATTGAGGCCGCTCTGCTTTCCCGCAAGGACTATAAGGGTGGCGGTCAGCCTTGGTTCGTTACCACTAACGACGTTCTGACTCGTATGCTGCTTGCTAAGGACGAGATTGGTCATCGTCTGTACAAGACCGAGGCTGAGCTTGCCACTGCGCTGCGTGTCTCTCGTATTCTCGAGGTTCCCGTGCTTGAGGGCGCTACTCGTGTTGCTCAGGTTCCCGGCCAGACCGAGGGTTCCACCGTTAACGAGACCCGCACTCTGCTTGGTCTGATTGTTAACCCGAACGACTACGTGATTGGTGCCGACAAGGGCGGCGCGGTCACCATGTTTGATGACTTCAATCTGGACTTCAACAAGTATGAGTACCTGATTGAGACCCGTTGCTCTGGCGCTCTGCAGGACCCGTACACCGCAATCGCTCTCGAGACCACGTCCACGCTCCCGTTCACGTTCGGTCCTCGCTCCGGCGACTTTAGCACCGCTACCAAGACCACGGACGCTAATGGTTGGCCCGAGGGTTATCCCAACTATACCGCTCCGACCAATGTTGAGACTGGCTCCGGCAGCAATAGCTAGTCTGTCAAAATCGTAAGGAGATAGCGCATGGCTAAGTATTATGGCCATATAGGATTTGCTACTCAGGTGGAAAGTGAGCCTGGAATTTGGACTGATGTTATCGAAAGGCGCCCTTACAAGGGTGATATTCTTCGTAGTGGACGACGTTATGAAGCTTCTGAAAACATTAACGACAATTTCACTATAACGAATTCGTTTAGCATCATTTCTGACGCGTTTTTATATTCTCATATACCCGCCATGCGCTACATCGAATACCTTGGGACAAAGTTCAAGATTACTTCGGTTGAAATTGAACGTCCCAGGGTTACTATTAGTGTCGGAGGTGTGTATGTCTCGGGCGACGAGGAGACTTAAACTCCAAGAAACTTTGTCCGGTTTAACTGGTGTAAAAAAGGCGTATTTTCAACCTCCGGCATCTATTCAGTTGGAGTATCCTTGTATAATCTTTACGTATTCTAATGAACGAATTCTTCATGCGAACAATTATACGTATAAAGAAGAGGACGAATACGAAGTTACGCTTATAACCAAGGAGCCTCTTCCTGACGAAACAATGACGGAGCTAAGAGAATTGCCGTATACAAGGTTTAATAGGCATTTTGTAAACGACAATCTCCATCATTTTTCTTATAATATGCGTCTAATTGAAAGGAATTAGAATGTCTAAGTTAGTTTGGGATGCTATTGGTGAGCATTTATATGAGACTGGCGTAGACCATGGTGTTCTGTATCAGGTTACTGCTGCCGGTAAGTACTCTAACGGTGTTGCTTGGAACGGTCTGACCAACGTCTCTGAGTCTCCGTCTGGCGCCGAGCCTCAGAAGCAGTATGCAGACAACATGAACTATCTGACCATGTATTCTGCCGAGGAGTATGGTTCTACTATCGAGGCCTTTACTTACCCCGATGAGTTCGAGCAGAATGATGGCTTTGCTACCCCGACCAAGGGCATGCGCATCGGTCAGCAGCCGCGAAAGGGCTTTGGTCTTTGCTATCGCACCAAGATTGGTAACGATACCGTTGGTGACGACTTCGGCTACAAGCTGCATTTAATTTACGGTTGCCGTGCTTCTCCCTCTGAGCGTGGTTACGCTACCATCAATGATTCGCCTGAGGCAATCACCTTCTCTTGGGAGATTAGCACTACTCCTGTTCAGGTCGAGGGTTATGAGCCCACTTCGCAGATCATCATTCCTTCCACGGACTTTGAGTCCACGGAGGAGAAGGCGAAGCTGACGCTGCTCGAGAATGTTCTTTTCGGTACCAACGGCGAGGGTCAGGCCGAGGGCACCATCCCCACTCTGCCGCTTCCCGAGGTTGTCGAGAAGATTCTTGACGGCACCATTACCACTATTGAAGCCGCTCTCGCTGCTTAGTCAAAATGGTAAGTTTGTGGGAGGAATCTTTGAGCGCTCAGGACTCAGGAAGATTCCACAGTAGATTTCGGTGGGGTTTCTGCTAAATACAGGTAAGGTTGTACGGGGCTAGGAACCTCGGCGGCCTTATCATGGGGGCGTGGTGGAATGGCAGACACAGGAGACTTAAAATCTCTCGACTTCGGTCATGAGGGTTCGAATCCCTCCGCCCCCACCATACTACTTTAAAAGAAAGGAACCATTATGGACAACGGTGTAGATCCGACTCCGGATTTTTTCTTAGACGAGTTCGTCAAGTACTATAATTCTGAAATTTCTGACTACGACATTCCTGAAATCGATAAGAGCGAATGCTTTGTAGTTTGGTATAATTATACGGTTGGTAACGCTAAGGCTTTAATTTCTACAGTTAGACCCGATCATAAGTATTATGAGCTAACATATCATCTTGGAAAGAACGAGTTGTATATTGATGCTTATTTGAAGGTTGACCATGTTGCTGTGAAGTTCTAAAAGAAAGGAATAATTATGATCAAGTGGCCTATCACCTATACTGATTACAACGGCGAGGAGCACACCGAGGATTTCTACTTCAATCTCAACAAGGCTGAGGTCATGGAGATGGATCTTAATGTTAACGGTGCTTATGCCGATTATTTAAAGCGCATCGTTGACCAGAGAGATGGTAAGGCTCTTGCCAAAGAGTTTAAGCGTATCATTACTAAGTCTTATGGAGAAAAGAGTGACGACGGTCGTAGGTTTGTGAAATCCGATGAACTTGTGGACGCTTTTGTTCAGACCGAAGCGTACGCTGAGTTGTATATGCAATTGGCAACGGATCCAGAGGCTACCAAAAAGTTTATCGAGGGCATTTTGCCAAAGGTTCCGACTGGCGCTCCTGTTCCAGAAAACACCAAGAGGCTTGTCCAGTAAGAGGTGATTTGAGTGCTCCATATAACAGTACCTGCTTCGGAATTTTATGACGAATCTAAGGAAGAATTTGTCGAGATTAAAGAGCAGACCTTGACTATGGAGCACTCTTTAATTTCTATCTCAAAATGGGAAGCGAAATGGAAAAAGCCATACCTTTCTGATGATAAAAAGACCGTGGAGGAGTTGCTGGATTACTTTAGATGTATGACAATAACTCCTTCGAAGGTGGATCCTCTTGTATATAGGGCGATGACTCCAGAGAATTTGCAAGAGATATCGGATTATATACAGGATTCTATGACCGCCACAACAATCAACAACAATCGGCGTGGCGGAAGAAGAGAAGTTTGGACTAGCGAAATCATATATTACTACATGATAGCGCAAAACATACCAGTTGAGTTTGAGAAATGGCACATTAACCGCTTGATAATGCTCATTCAAGTGTGCGCCATTAAGAACAATCCTAATCAAAAGAAGATGAGTCGTTCTGAGATTGCTAAGCAAAACAGA